GCTGCAACGTGGGCAGAAGGAACCCCTGTCTCTTGAGGCTTGTGCTGAACGGTACAACCTTGACACAAAGAAGCAGGACACCCTGAAGGAATACTTCAAGCAGGGTTACTCTGTACGTGACATTCCACATGCAGAGTTATCAGAGTATCTCTCCCACGACTTACATGCTACGCAGCAACTGTACCTTCGTTTGCAGACATCATTCGAGGAGTGCAGTTCACTGGCAGGAACAATCACACTGACCAATCAGTTGGCTGTTCACCTTGCCAAGATTTATCAGCGTGGCTTCACTGTTGATATGGAAGCACTTGAAGATGTGCGTAAGGAGTTCCAACAGGAACGTGACCAGTTGGTTGCTGACCTTGAGGAACAGGTACGTGAACTGATGGGTGATCGTCCAATCAACTTGAACAGTCCAGAACAATTGTCATGGGTTATCTACAGCAAGAAACCCAAGGACAAGAAAGTATGGGCAGATTTGTTTGACGACTATCGTATGACAGATACTGAGTATCGTAGTACCGTACGTCAAAATACTGAAACGTTATACAAACAGAAAGCCAAGAAGTGTAATGACTGCAATGGCGTAGGTAAAGTATACAAAACTAAAAAGGATGGAACACAATATGCAAGACCAAATAAGTGTAATGGATGTGATGGGGTGGGCTATCGCTTTCTGGATTATCGTTCTAGCGTTGCGGGGTTAAAGTTCAATGCTCCAACTTCAAAATGGGCTTCAGCCAACGGTTTCGCAACAAGTAAAGATAAGCTTGAATACCTTGAAGGTGTCGCTAGAGAACGTGATATGCAAGACGCAGTTAACTTCTTACAACGAGTACGCCGTTTGTCTGCCGTTGACACATATCTCTCAAGCTTTGTGGAAGGCATATCAACTCATGTAAAACAAGATGGTAAGCTGCACGTCAGGTTACTACAACACCGCACTGCTACTGGACGTTTGTCTGGTGCTGATCCTAACATGCAGAACATGCCACGTGGTGGTACATTCCCTGTAAAACGTGTGTTCAAGTCACGTTGGGATGGCGGGGAGATCATGGAAGCTGACTTTGCACAACTTGAATTTCGTGTGGCTGCGTTCCTATCACAGGACAAGACTGCCATTGATGAAGTGACCACAGGCTTTGACGTACACTCGTACACTGCACAGGTTATCACTGATGCAGGACAGAACATGTCACGCCAAGAGGCCAAGGCACATACATTTGCTCCGTTATACGGTGCCAGTGGCTTTGGTCGTACACCTGCTGAGGCTGCGTACTATGAGCAGTTCACTAAGAAGTACTCAGGTATAGGCAAGTGGCACAAGGAGCTTGCACGTGAGGCTCTGGCTACGGGTAAGATCAAGACACCATCTGGTCGTGAGTTCTCTTTCCCTGATGTTACTCGACGTGCTAATGGTACTGTGACATTTTTCACACAGATTAAAAACTTTCCTGTGCAATCATTTGCCACGGCTGACATTGTACCTATATCCCTGATATACATCGACAAGCTATTAGGGGCTAATCAAATGCAATCATGCATCGTCAATACCGTACACGACTCCATCGTGATTGATGTGCATCCCAACGAGAAGGACAAAGTATTACGGATTATTCATGCAGCCAATGATCGACTGCTTGCTATCGTCAATAAGAAGTGGAAACTGGATTTCAATGTACCACTTTTATTAGAAGCAAAAATTGGTCCAAACTGGCTTGACACAAAAGATGTGTCGTGATATAACTATAAGCTCGCAAACAGAAAAGGAGATTTATAATGAATCAAGTAGCAACAATTAACACTGGTAACTTCAACGCAATGGCAGAAGCAATGGGCATGTCTGTTGACAACAATCAGAAGTCACAGGCAAGTACACTTGCACGTTTACGTATTAATCACTCAGCTATCATGGGTGAGGAAACAGTGAACGGTAAGAAGGTAAAGATGGAAGTTGTATCAGGTGGTACATACAAGTTGGAAATCCCTGATGGGCCAACATACTATGCATCTACTGCGACTATTCGTCCGTACCTACAACGCTTCATGTACAAGCGTTTCATCAAGGGTAGTGACACTACACCTAATCGTTATGTCAAAACACTTATGGCTAACGATCTGAACAGTGACATGAAGGACAATGACGGTGGCTTCAACTGTGGTAAACCTGCGGGTTACATTGAGGACTTCAAAGCATTGCCTGAGAAAACACAAGAGTTGATTCGTCAGATCAAACGTGTTCGTGTCATGTTCGGTACAGTGCAACTGCATGACGTTACTGATGCACAAGGTAATCCAGTTGAACTAGATGAACAGGCATTCATCTGGGAGATTGAAAACCGTGATGCATTTAAAACTGCGGGAACACTGTTCAACAAGCTAGGCAAGATGCGCCGTTTGCCAGTGCAGCACAACATCAAAGCTGCGACTGAGGAACGTTCATTGCCTAACGGTAGTTCATTCTACCTACCTACGTTGGCTCTTGATCTGAACGAGACACTTGATGTGTCAGACGCAGAGCAGGAAACATTCGCCAACTTCCTAGCATGGGTGGAGAATTACAACGAGTACATCAAGGGTGCTTGGAATGACAATGCGTACAAGAACGATGACACAGACACAGATACTGTTGAGTCATTCGTAGACATTGACGCAGAGGATTTCGTGTAATGAACCACCCTGCTGAACTAAAGCTGCACCAGTTTATGACTGATGCTGCCAATGGAAAAAGCACGTTCACTGAGGAACAGGCTAAGGATATTGGAGCAGAGGTTGCTGATGCAGTACTTCGTCAGTTCGGCAGTGGTAAGTCACGGGATGAGTTTACACTTAGGATGTCCAACATTGGACGTCCTACTTGTCAACTGTGGTTTCAAAAGAACCATCCCGATAAGGCTCTACCAAAGCCGAGCACATTCGTAATGAACATGATGATAGGAGACATTGTTGAGGCTGTTTTTAAAGGTCTGCTTAAAGCTGCTAACGTGGAGTTTGAAGACACTGATAAAGTTAGCCTTACAGTGGGAGATAGTAATGATACTAGGGTTTCTGGCTCTTATGATCTTGTCCTAGATGGTGCTGTTGATGACGTGAAGTCAGCATCGCCTTGGTCCTACCAGAACAAGTTTGATTCCTTTGACACACTAGCTAAGGGTGATGGCTTCGGATATGTAGGGCAGCTTGCAGGTTATGCCAAAGCATCTGGCAAACGTGTAGGTGGATGGTGGGTCGTGAACAAAGGCAACGGTGACTTTAAATATGTACCTGCCGATGGACTTGACCTTGATAAAGAACTTGATAAAATCAAGTCAACTGTTGAAACGGTGAACAAGAACGAGTTCAAGCGTTGCTTCAGTCCAGTGCCTGAGTTCTTTCGTGGTAAACCCACAGGGAATAAGGTACTAAATGACAACTGTCGTTTCTGTGATTTCAGGTACGAGTGTTGGCCCACGATGGTTGAAGAACCATCACGTATGAGTAAAGCAAAAGACCCCAAGACGGTGGCATACATAGAGGATTAATTATGTTAGGTGATTCAGAAATAGAAGAACTACAAAATGAAATAGCTGCTCTTGAGGAACAGCTTACTGCTCTGAAGACAGAGCTACGAGACAAACGGTTTGCAGGTGTACGTGAAGCAATGAAAGCACGTAAGGAAGCAGATCAAATGTTGAGTGAAGAGCTTCGTGCTCTAGGTGTACGCCGTGTGAACTGGCATCCGTTTATCTAATGAACGGTAAGCAGTTCAAGGCTGCGTTAAAGCATGGGTATAGGAGTGGGCTAGAGATCAAAGTAAAAGATTACTTGAAGGAGAAGAAAGTCAAGTTCAAGTATGAAGCCATCAAGATTGAATGGGAAGATTTGATGTACCGCACCTATACCCCCGACTTTATACTCGCAAACGGTATCATCATAGAAGTGAAAGGAAGGTTCACATCAGATGATAGACGCAAACACGTAGCAGTAAAGAAGCAGCATCCCGATCTTGACATACGATTTGTATTTGAAAACAGTAAACGTAAGTTGAGTAAAGGAGCAAAGACAACATACGCCACATGGTGTGAAAGAAATAAATTCTTATATGCAGATAGGGTTATTCCAGAAGAATGGTTGAAAGAGAAAGGTGTTGACAATCATCCAGACTTAGTAGTATTTCCTTATGACAAAATAAAAAGGAGCTAAACATATGCTAAATTCACTAATAAACTTTAACCCTAACGATTTCGTTATCCGTATCTCACCAGAAGTGGATGACAATGGAGATTGGACAGGTGACCTTACAGTAGGTATGCTGACAACAGATGATAACACAATGAAAACAGATGACTTTGCACATCTGAAAGTGTTGACTGACATGTTGATTGCTGCTATACCTTTAATGGAACAGGATCATGATGTAAGGCGTAAGCTGTTCAAGCTAGTTGATCAGATTGATGCTGATGAAATGGCAGAAGAGAAACCGTTAGTAGAAGAACGTGACGGTAACGTAGTTAAAGTAAACTTTTAGAAAGGAGATACGAATGGTAGACAATGTAAACAACCCACCACACTATAATCAAGCAGGTATTGAGTGCATTGATGCCATTCGTGCCGCCACTGGTGATGGGTATCAGTACTATCTACAGGGAAACATTATGAAGTATCTGTGGCGATACCGATATAAGAATGGAGTAGAGGACTTGAAGAAGGCGCAGTGGTATTTGACCAAGCTTATTGAGGAAGTAGATGATAGTTAAAGTATTCTTAACACTGAACATAGATGAAGATGAATACCCAGTTCCTGTAGACGGAGAAGTTGATGAAGAAATTGACCAATGTCTGCAGGAATTTATTTATGACATTGATGGTATGTCAATTAAAGCAATAAAAATAATAACGGAGTAATGCTTATGGAAACTTATGGACCAACACTAGGAATTTCAGAAGAGATTCACGCAATGAAATATCGCAGCAAAGGCGAGTCATTCAAAGAAGCAATGACACGTGTAGCTGAAGCACTAAAAGATAATGAAACACACTTTAATAACTTCCGTACAATCCTGTACGAACAACGCTTTCTACCTGCAGGACGTGTGCAGTCAGCTATGGGTGCACCTCGTCGTGTAACACCGTACAACTGCTTTGTGTCAATGACAATTGAAGATAGTATGGACGGTATCATGGAAGCTGCTCGTCGTGCAGCAGAGACAATGCGCCTTGGCGGTGGCATTGGTTATGACTTCAGTACACTACGTCCACGTGGTACACTGATCAAGTCACTGGACAGTAAGTCATCTGGTCCTGTTTCGTTTATGGGTATCTTTGACGCTGTATGCCGTACCATTGCATCAGCAGGGCATCGTCGTGGCGCACAGATGGGTGTACTACGTGTTGATCACCCAGACATTGAAGAGTTTATTACTGCCAAGAATAACTCTGATACACTGACACAGTTCAACATCTCTGTAGGTGTGACGGACGAGTTTATGACTGCTGTAAAAGAAGACAAAGACTTTGATCTAAAGTTTGATGGACGTGTGTATAAAACTGTGAGTGCTCGTGCACTATGGGATCAGATACTACGTAGTACATGGGACTGGGCAGAACCTGGGATTCTATTCATTGATCGTATTAATAAAAAGAACAACCTACACTATGCAGAAACTATTGCAGCTACAAATCCATGTGGTGAGCAACCACTACCACCTAATGGTGCCTGTCTACTAGGTTCGTTTAATCTTACAAAGTATGTACTAGAACATGACGGTAAATATGTTTTCAACATGAACCAACTACGTAATGACATTCCTCATGTGGTACGTGCTATGGATAACGTTGTGGATCGTGCTACCTATCCATTGATTGAACAGAAAGCAGAGGCAATTAGCAAACGCCGAATGGGTCTTGGTGTTACTGGTGTAGCCAATGCTATTGAAGCATTAGGATTTGAATATGGCAGTGATCGTTTCCTACAGAAACTAGAAGAAATTATGGGAGTGATCAGAGATGTTGCATATACTACGTCAGTTGAGCTTGCTATTGAAAAAAGTCCGTTTCCTCTCTTTAGTCAAGCATACCTTGGTTCTGATTTTGCTAAGTCTTTGCCTGATAATATTCGTGATCTCATTAGCACTCACGGTATTCGCAACAGTCATCTTCTTTCTGTTGCACCAACAGGAACTATCAGCTTGTCAGCCGACAATGTATCATCAGGAATTGAACCCGTCTTCTCACATTACTACGATAGAACTATCCAAACCTTTGATGGACCCAAGGTTGAACGAGTAGAGGACTATGGCTATCGTGTATTTGGTGTGAAGGGTAAGACTGCAGATGAACTGTCTGTGTTTGATCATGTCAAGGTATTAAACGTGGCATCACGTTACGTTGACTCAGCATGTTCAAAGACATGTAACACAGGTGACGATGTAACATGGGAAGAGTTCAAGCAGGTGTACATGGATGCATACGATGGTGGCGCATCAGGATGTACAACATTCCGTGCAGCAGGTAAACGTTACGGTATCCTGAATGCATCTGCCTCTGAGGACATAGTAGAAGAGGAACCAGTAGAGGAAACGCAAGACTATGTAGATGAAGGTGGTGCTTGTTACTTTGATCCTGCTACTGGCTTACGTCAGTGTGAGTAGAAACCGTAAGCAACTAGGTACTATTCCATCACCCTGCGTAAAGGTCTGTCGTATAGATAACGATGGCTTTTGCGTGGGATGCAAAAGGACTATTGACGAGATACGTGATTGGTGTATAATGTCAGAGTACGAACAACAGAAACTTTTATTTGAACTAATATGGAGGGCTGACAATGGGAACACGTAAACAATTTAGCCGTGCACTATACGAAGCATATGATGCACCTGCAAAAGAAAAACTTGCAGAGTATCTAACAAGTGCAGGGCATGAGATAACAGACATGAAGGAGAATTATAATGTGGATATTGTATCAACGAAAAAAGATTATACATACTTTAATGAAGCTGAAGTAAAACTTGCATGGAAAGGTGACTGGCCTACCGACTGGAAGGACATTCGTATTCCTGAACGTAAGGGACGTTTACTTGCAAAGTATGAGGGGGAGAATGGGGTGCTTAACTTCTACATCTTCCGTAAAGATATGAAGCAAGCTTGGCGTATCAAGGATACAAGCCTGACAGATGATCGTCTACGTGAGGCACATGGACGTAACATCCTCAAGGGTGAACTATTCTATCACATTCCGTACACAGAAGCAGAACTAATCAACGTAGCATAATACATCTTAACAGAAGGAGAATGCATATGAAAAAACAACTAACTCGCAAAGAACGTGGCCTTGGCAAATATGATGCACCGTTAAAATTTCAACACGAGAAAGGCTACAAGGATTTTCGACAGGGGCGTGTCGTTAATCCATTCCCTGATGATACAATGCAATACAGGGAGTGGGAACGTGGGTTTAACAAAGCCTACTACGAGCAGTTAAAACGGGTGAAGGAGTATGAACAAACTACAGGACGAGGCTAGAGCATTTATGGAAAGTAAATATGAAAACCTAAACTTCAAGTCATATCAAGATATGGCATCGGAGACTGCGATCTATAAACATGAACATCAAGTAATCTACCCTGCACTAGGTTTGGCGGCAGAGGCAGGTGAGGTTGCTAATAAAGTCAAAAAGATTTTACGTGATGGGAAGTTTGATCGTGAAGCAATAGCAGACGAAGTGGGAGATTGTCTGTGGTACATTGCTGCACTATGTCGTGATCTAAATGTAGACATGAC